TAACAACCTTGTTAGCAAGCAGGTAGTTGTGAATGATAACATCCCATGTCTTAACAGGACTGAATACATCATAAAAGGTAATCTTAGCATCATAAGCAATAGTCAATACTTGATCAATAAAGTTCAACTTCTTATCTAGCTTATCAACCAGCTGAACGTCACGAATGTTATACTCAATAAACTTCTGAAAGTTCTTCTTGTATAAATCAAACAGGCTATCATACTCTGAGTAATCAGTCTTACCTTCACCAATCTCAACAGAGCAGATGTGATCAAGACGATAGGACTCTCGATTAGTATAGGTGTACTTCTTATACAGTTCAAGATAGTCGAGCACGCAGATGCCACGAAGATTGTAAACAGTGCGTGTCTTATTCATAACAGTCACTTGGTTGTCATGAACAATATTCCAAGGTGATAGACGCTTGACATAATCACTACCAAGAATCTTAGTGATACGGTTTACGAGGTATGGAATATCAAAGAACTCAATGCTCCAACCAGTAACAACATCAAGATCATACTGCTGCCAAAGGTCAACGAACTTAGCAAGTAACTGGAACTCATCCTTACACTTAATATAGGCAACATTAGGATCAGTGTTAACAAAGTCACCGCAACCCAGTACGCAAACTCTATCCTTGACCTTCAACGAAATAGCAGTTACAACCTTGTCAGCCTTATCAGGATCGGGGAACCCTGTATCAGACTCAACTTCAATATCCAGTGTGCCAATGTTCAGCTGTTCTTTATCATAACGAATTTCGTTGGGATACTCTTCATTCAAATAACAATAAAGGAAGTTGTCAAGACCACTGATGTTCATATTAGAAACACCATCATAGGTCTCAACAAATTCCTTCGCTTCTTTAATAGAACCAAATTGAATCTTGTCAACAGGATTACCTGTCAACGTTTTGTATTCAGCATTTTCTTTCTTAGAGGAAACAAATAAGAAGGGAGAGTACTCAACCTTCTGCTTAAAACGACGACCACCATCTATACCGCGAACAAAGATATGGTTACCCATCTGGAATGCATTAGTGTAAAAATTCATCTATCCCCACTGGCTCATTACAACATACAGTATACTATAAAACGTTTAATTAGTAAAGACTTAATTGCGCATCCTGTGTCTTTTGTAGGTAATCATTCAACTTCTGAAAGTATCCACGATTACGCAATTCTTTAAAGATAAGATTCTCATTGCTGAACTCACCTGACTGATGAATACCAGCTGAACGCATCTCTCTAAACTTTTCTTTTAATTTCTTAATTTCAGCAATATGATCGCCTGGCTCTGATAGAACAGTATCAAGCATCTTAATGTATTCTTCAATCTTAGCCTTAAGAGCGATATCGTTTTCGAAGTCAGGATGATTTTCTATATTAGGTTTATAGAGCCACTTCTTCTTAAGGAGAGAATACACACCCTGATGAGAAGCAACTGGATCTCTATAGTTCTGAGCATATAGTTCTACAGGATAACCCATTACAGTTAATGAGGGATGCTTAAATGCCCAAAGCATCTTCTTATCGAGAAGATAGTCAGCTAGGAACTCTTTATCATGAGGAAGCTTAGACATATCCATAAGAACATGCACGTCGAGGTCAGAATAAGGTGTATAGTTGTAATTGGCATTACCGCCAGTTAGACATATATCTCTGATAGAATCTTCTGGGATATGTGAGAACTCAGCCCACATATTACCAATCTGAAGGAGCCTATCCTGAATCTTAGGTATCATCTTCTCGCCATCCCAGATAAGCTGGTTTAGAGTATCATGATACTGTAGCGTTAATGCTAACTCTTCCCGGACGAATCTTCTAAACTTATTCATGGTAAATCCTGATTGGTTCACCTGTATTTATAAATATTAGAGTTAATACTAAAACGGAGAATGATATGTCATTAGTTGATCTACAAAAGAAGATTGGAGTAACTGCAGACGGTGCTTGGGGTCCAGGTACATTCAAGGCTGCTGTTGCTTTCTATAAGCTACCAAAGAATCGTGCTGCCCATTTCTTCGCTCAGACTGCCCACGAATCAGGTAACTTTAAGGCATTCTCTGAGAACCTCAACTATTCTGCTGATGGTCTAACAAAGATTTTCAAGAAGTATTTCCCTGATCTCAAAGCTGCCGAGGCATATGCTCGTAAGCCTGAGAAGATTGCTAACAAGGTATATGGTGGTCGTATGGGTAACGGACCTGAAGCTTCTGGCGATGGTTACAAGTATCGTGGTCGTGGCGCACTACAGCTAACTGGCAAAGATAACTATAAGGCATTCTCTGATTATTGTAAGCGTCCGGACATTATGACTAACCCTGATCTAATTTCAGGCGAACTTGCCTTTGAGTCAGCCATGTGGTTCTTCGAAAAGAATAAAATCTGGGACCTCTGCGACAAGGGTACAGACGATGCTACAATTACTGCTGTTACAAAGAAGGTAAACGGCGGTACAATTGGTCTAGAAGACCGCATCAAGCATACACATCAGTATGCTGGTTGGTTGTAAAAATATTCCCGCTCGGTAACTTTCTTTCAAAAAACATAATAAATCGATGAAATATTACCGAGCGGGAACTTATTAAGAAGCTCTCTTACCGAAAACCTTTTCAGTCAACAGTTCCTTTTTTGAAGGAGCATCATTATCAATTTTGATTTTCTTGGGCTTCAACTCATCAGGTATGATATGCTCTAGATAAATGTTAAGCATACCATTCACCAACTTAACTTTACCAACCTGAACATTCTCAGCTAGAGTAAACTGGCGTCTAAATGCTCTGTCTGAAATACCCTTATGGATATATTTCTTATCCACACCATCTTTAACAAGATCATCAACAGTTTCTTGTTTACCATCGATAGTAAGAATAGCATTCTGTAGTTCAATGTCAATATCATCGACATTGAAACCAGCAACAGCCATTTCAATTAGATAAGTTTGCTCATCTAACTTACTGATGTTATAAGGCGGGTAATTGGAATGATTTTTATTTAGATTATTAATCTTATCAATTCTATCGAAGAGATTTTCGAAGCCGATAAGGTGCGGGAAAGTGTTCGCATTAAGCGAGAACGAAGTATACATATTGCCTCCTAAAATAGCAAGGTTGTCTTATGTGCCCCACAATGGCAGCACAGTACTAATATAAGCTATCACTGTTATAAAGTCAATAGCTTCTTCCAATTTAATTCTGGATTATTTGTACCGATATATTGAGTACCAGTCTCTAAGTCCACTAGCATATATTTGCTAGGGCATTTTGTTTTAATTGTTAAAGTGAAAGCTTTTTCTAATTCGTGGACAGTGCGTCCATCAACTAATTTCCTCGTTTTTTGATTCTCGTCCATTTACTGCCTAATATCATTTTAGTTTTAAAACGTCTAAACCAAGATACTTCTCTAGGGATTTTGACAACTAACAAGTTATCTCCGACTACATCCCATAACCATACAGTGTTATCTTTAGGTGGTCTTGCTACTGCACCCCAAATGGGATCCCAAAATTGTTCCATAATATCTCATTTCAAAATTAATTTTTAGGACCAGATCGCCCTATGTTATACTTCGTCACAAGTTCCCACTCACTCTTTTCTTTATAAGGCAGTACCTTTATCTGGCTCAAGGGAGTTACTGGCTCTTTGGTCTTATCCGGATTAGCAATCTTAATAAGACCCCATTCAGCCAATAGATTCACAATAGTGTTTCTGCGACCCTCATCGCTATCTGAAAAGTCTGTCGGCTTACCATCAAGGGCGAATAGCTCCTTGAAGTGTACAATGTAATACTTACCCTGTTTATGTAGGATATGGCAAGACTGATAAAGAATCTTAGTTTTTCTAGAAGCGATACCGATTCGTGTTAAAGTCTCTTTGACCTTAAGAAAATCATCAGGTTCTTTTAGCAGAACCTCTATTAATGAATCAATAGATAATTTCATTTCTTCAACCCACCTTTGTTCAATCGTCTTTTTATATCTTTAAGGTTTTCGGGGGATAGCAATGACAAAGCAACTTCAGCCTTTTTCTGGGAATAACCAAAGGCTTCTTTCACCAAATCAACGTCATTATTATCCTCTTTCTTCCACCATTTACTCATACGCTTCTTAGACCGTATAGTATTTATTAAATAATCATACTGTACTTTCTTGTCCAGCTGGTGGTAACGATTGACGAAGTTAGCTGATTCTACTGTATCTGCGAAGTAGGATAACCCCTTATTAACGATCCAAGGAGTGTATTCCTTCTCGACTGTCTCAGGAGTCTCACTTCCTGCGAACAGATCCTTATGGGAATTGATGCTATTGATAAAGTCAAATGGATTGTACTGAGCCTTTACCTTATGATCTTCGACTACTGGCTCTTTAACATCACTCGCTTTAACCATGA